TTGGATATCAAAAAAATTGGCATTTGCCCAAAAGAACAAACCTGAAAAAATCCTTATTATTGCCAACAAGTTAGACACATCAATGGAGATGGCTAACAAAGTTAGAGGGTTTACAGAACAATGGCCCCCATGGGTTGGTATTTCATTCTCAAAAGAAAAAAACTCACAAAGACATTTTAAACTTAATAATAATTGTGAAGTTAAAGCCGTTGCAACATCAAAAGATGCCTTGAGGGGTTATACACCTACCATTCTTGTGTTTGACGAAGCCGCGTTTATTGAGGCCGACTCAGATTTTTGGTCAGCCTGTATGGCATCCCTATCTACAGGGGGTAAAGTTATTGTTGTATCTACACCAAACGGATATGACCAAATTTACTATGAGATTTACGACCAATCATTAAGGAATATGAATGATTTCAAAATATCTGAGATGTTTTGGTATCGTGACCCAAGATATACAAAAGATTTGTATATGGTTAAAACAAACGATTTGGTTCATTTTTTATTAAATAGAGAAGAATATACTGATAAGGATATTATTAACTTGTCAATGGAAAATCCATATGAAAGAGACCACTCCGTTGTAACTGACTATATTGAACAAGGATATAAACCATGTTCTGCTTGGTTTGAGAGTATGGTTAAAAAGTTAAAGTTTGACCGAAGAAAAGTTGCTCAGGAATTGGAATGTAACTTCTTAGGTTCAGGTGATAACGTATTTGAATCTGAATTAATGCAAGGTATTGCCAAAAATACTTTAAGAGAGGCTCAAGCCAAACTTATGGGTGGTTCATTGTGGATATTTAAAGAACCCGTAAACGGTCACAAATACGTAATGGGTGTGGATGTATCAAGAGGTGACTCTGAGGACTTCTCGTGTATTCAAATCATTGATTTTGATGAAAGGGAACAGGTATTAGAATATGTTGCCAAAGTTCCGCCAGATGTTGTAGCCGAAATCGCTTATAAATGGGGAACAATGTATAACGCTTATTGTGTAATTGATATCACAGGTGGTATGGGTATATCTACCGCAAGAAAATTACAAGAGTTAAGTTATCAAGGTGGATTATATGTTGACAATGTTGATACAAGTAATAAGTGGAAATGGGACCCAAAAATAAATGATAAAATACCAGGTATTAATTTTAACTCAAAAAGAGTTCAAATTATATCAGCGTTTGAGGAAAATGTTAGACATGGATTTAAAGTATATTCAAATAGATTATACAATGAAATGAATACATTCATTTATATTAACGGAAGACCTGACCACCAAAAAGGTCATCACGATGATTGTATTATGGGGGTTTCAATGGCACTATATGTTGCGGAAAAATCATTCCAATCTTTGGAAAAAGTTACCAATCATACTAAAGCCATGATTAACTCATGGGCCACTAATGTTAATGAAAACAAAAACTCTTCTGAATTCTTTAATCCAATGGTTCCTCAAATGGGTAGAGATAATAATTTGAATAATAATGGTGCCGCAACTAAGGCAGACTACCAAAAATATGGATGGTTATTTGGTTCTCATTAACTATTTATATTATCAAGGTAATTAGTAAATTTAACATATGAGCGATAATAATCTTACGGTATGGCAGAGGCTGTCAAAAACATTTGGTCCTAATTCATTATTAAAACAAGATTATCCAACTTTTAAGTTTGATAAGAAAGAACTTTTGCGTACTCCAAATCGTGATGATTATGAAAGAGAAAAACTCCAAGCTCAACAAACATTTTATCTAACAAATCAATGGGCTAAGGTTGAAAATAATTTATATTCTCAAGCAATTTATTATGAACCATCAAGGTTATCTGCCCAATATGATTATGAATCAATGGAATATACTCCTGAGATTTCTGCTGCTTTGGACATTTATTCTGAAGAATCTACAACAACAAATGAAGATGGTTTTATTCTTCAAATTTATTCTGAATCAAAACGTATTAAGTCAGTATTAGCCGATTTATTTAATAACAACTTAGATATTAACACCAACTTACCAATGTGGACAAGAAACACTTGTAAGTATGGTGATAACTTTGTCTATTTAAAATTAGACCCTGAAAAAGGTATCGTTGGTTGCCAACAATTACCTACAATTGAAATTGAGCGTCATGAGGTTGGTGTAACCGCCAAGATTACTGTAGATATTACACAAGAGAAAGATGAGAACAAAAAAGCACTTCACTTTACTTGGAAAAACAGAAATATGGAATTCCAATCATGGGAGATTGCTCACTTTAGATTATTAGGTGATGACAGAAAACTTCCTTATGGTACATCTATGTTGGAAAAAGCAAGACGTATTTGGAAACAATTATTGTTGTCGGAAGATGCGATGTTAATCTATCGTACATCAAGAGCCCCTGAAAGAAGAATGTTTAAAGTATTCGTGGGTAACATGAATGACGATGACGTTGAAGCATACGTAAACCGTGTTGCTAACAAATTTAAAAGAGAACAAATTGTAGATTCTAAAACAGGTAATGTAGATATGAGATTCAACCAAATGGCTGTTGACCAAGATTACTTTATTCCTGTTCGTGACCCTGCCGCTCCAGACCCAATTACAACATTACCAGGTGCAACAAATTTATCTGAGATTGCCGATATTGAATATATTCAAAAGAAATTATTAACTGCACTTCGTGTCCCAAAGGCGTTTTTAGGATTTGAAGAAGTTGTGGGTGACGGTAAAAACTTATCATTACAAGATATTCGTTTTGCTCGTACAATCAACAGAATTCAAAAAAGTATGATTGCTGAGTTAAACAAAATTGCAATCGTTCACTTATTCTTATTAGGGTTTGAGGATGAATTACAAAATTTTACATTAGGTCTATCTAACCCATCTACACAAGCAGATTTATTAAAAATTGACGTTTGGAAAGAAAAAGTTTTATTATATAAAGATTTAGTTGCAGACCCAGGAAATGGTATTCAACCTACATCTTCTACTTGGGCTAAGAAACATATTTTTAACTGGTCTGACGAAGAAATTAGATTGGATTTACAACAACAAAGAATTGAAAGAGCTGTTGGTGAGGAACTTAAAGCAACACCTACAGTTATTACTAAGACAGGTTTATTTGATAATATTGACAAATTATACGGTAATCCGTCAGGAGCAACCGCCAATGCGGCAGCAACTACCACAGGTGGTGAAGAACCACTTGGAGGTGGAGGAGGATTTGAAACCGCACCGCCGCCAGCAGTAGGAGGTGAAGAAGTTACACCGCCACCAGCAGAAGGTGGAGCACCTGAAGGTGGAGAAGCTGCCGTTACACCAGAATCAAGAATGAAAAATATGAATTTGTTGATAGAAAGTAATTTATTAGAAGGGTCAACATTTTTAGATTTAGGTCAAGGACAAGATTCTTTAGGAGAAATTTCAAAAGAATTGGATAAGTTGCTAAACTCCTAATATTTATATTGAAAACACACTATAATGACTTTCGGAAAAATCAAATCCATAATTGAAAACAATCTTCTTGAATCCTACAAAGATGAAAAGGAATTTAAGAAATCGTTAAAAGAATTCAAACATAATGTTTTGAACGACAAAACTATGTCAAAATTGTATTCTTTGTACGACCAATTGAGCACTCCTCAAGGACTAAACGAGTCTGATGCTAAAGATTTTTTAGAAGAAGGAATTCATTTAATTCAAAAATTACTGCCAAGTATTAAATTACCAAGAACTTTATCTGAGAATATTCAGAATAGGTATTCTGATATTGATGCCCTTGTCTACACAAATAAATTAAATTTGTTAGAAAGGGTTAATTCCAAAAAAAATATTACAAGTGTGTTAACTTCAACAAATAATGTTGTTAAAGAATCTATCAATATTCCATTGAAATCAATGGTTAGTATTGCAAACCAAACTTTAAACAAATATGTTGAAAATCTTGATGAATCATCTAAAAAAGAATTCCTTCAATTAATTTCTGAAGATTCAAAATCTCTTGAGGATAAGTTTGAAACTATTCGTGAAAGCGCAATCAGTAAACTTAACGTCATCTTAGAAAAAGAAGAGGAATTTGAATTAAAGACAAAATTGTCTGAAACTATAGACAGATTAAAAAATGAAAAATTTGACCAATTGAATTTTCTTAAGTTAAAAAACTTAGAGGAATCAATCTAAAGAATTTTTCTTTTTTTGAACATACGAGGCTTTTAATATCTGAGCTCGTCTTACAACAGATTTTTTAACGAATTCTTTTCTATCAAATAAACTTTGATTTTGCTTAGTCTTGATAACTTTAGATTTTAAAGTTTTCAGGGCTTTTTCTATTCCGTCTTTTTTTACTTCTACTATTAGCATATTATTACAAATATCTCAATTTTTTTAAAAATTTTTGACAATGGGTATTATTTGTGTTATTGTTTAACAAACAAATAAACATTGACATCAATGAAATTTAATGAAAAAAGGAAAAAGTGTAAAGTTAAATCTATTCAGTCCGATAAAATCGGTGTATGGTACGGTAGATTCTAAAAATTTAAAATCATTATACATAAACATTCAATCATGGGTATCCCCCAAATTTGACCACGACAATTGGAATAGGGTTGTCTGTAATCTAAACCGAGAAATAAAACATTCAGTGTTTAATTCAATAGATATAAATCTTTTTAAGGAAAATACTATTGTTGATTTAGACCTAAGAACTAGCGGAATATCACATGGAAAAAAATCATTCTTTAATTTAGA